GCAGCTTGAGACATTTACCAAGACGCAGCGTGAGTCAACCGTCAAATCAATCCTAGAACAAAAGGGTGTAAACCAGAAGGCAGCACGTCTAGTCCTTAAAGATTTAGATGGTGATTTCTCAGAAGAGGCAGTATCGAACTGGCTTGATGATAACGCTGACCTATTTGGTATAGAAGTATCCAAGAAGCGTGACGAAGAAAATCTTGCGACATTGCGTCAGCAGGATGTCATGACTCAAAAGGGATACACACCAGACCGAGCACAGGACTTAGAACAACGCATGGACAATGCAAGTTCTATGGAGGAACTCCTCAGCCTGATGCAAGGACAACAATAATCAATCGTTCATAGTCAAGGAGACTAAAAGAAATGCCTAACGCATATACAGATACGTCGAGCACATCACTCGGCGGTACAGTAGGCGGCGCAGGCCTCGTACAGAAGGCGTATGACCGCCTTCTAGAGTTCGCTCTCCGTTCAGAACCCCTAATTCGTTCTGTCGCAGATAAGCGCCCAGCAAGACAAGCAATCCCAGGTTCAACTGTAGTTCTACAGAAGTACGTTGACCTAGATGCAAAGACATCAACACTAACAGAAACAGTTGACCCAGATGCAGTAGCATTGTCAACACCAACATCTGTTACTGTAACACTTAACGAGTACGGTAATGCTGTACTTGTAACACGCGCATTGGAGCTATTCTCTCTAGCAGATGTAGACCCAGCAATCGCAAACATCATTGCTTACAACCTAGCCGATTCAATCGACAAGGTTGCAATGACAACTCTACGCTCAGGTTCAAACAACATCTTCGGAGGTAACGCGACATCAACTGCAACAGTAGATGCTGCAGATACACTAGACTCAGCAGACATCCGTCGTGCTGTAGCGAAGTTGCGTTCTAACAAGGCTAAGGGCCGTCGCGGAAATGCATACTGGGTTGGTATCCACCCAGAAGTTTCACACGACCTTCGTGCAGAGACAGGCGACCTTGGATGGCGCTACCCACAGGCACAATCTGCTGAAAACTCAAGCAAGATTTGGGCTGGAGAAATCGGTGAGTACGAAGGCGCATTCTTCGTAGAGTCATCACGTTTGTTCAACGCTAAGTCAGGTGCAGACCAGACAGCATTGGCAACAACAACAGCAACAGTTGCAGGAACATCAGCAGGATTTACTATTGGTGTTGCTTCATCTGCAGTTATCGCAACACGCGCTGAAGTTGGCGATAAGATTGCTGCAACAGGTATTGCATCTGGTGCAAAGATTACTGCTATTGCAACAAGTGGTTCAACAACAACTATCACAGTTGACACAGCAAACACTGCAGCAGTAACAGTTGGAGCAACAGTAACTGTAACTCCAGTAACACGCGTATTCGATACAATCGTTTGCGGCGCACAGGCAATGGCGGAAGCCGTAGCTGAAGAGCCACACGTAGTTATCGGTAACGTAACTGATAAGTTGATGCGTTTCCGCCCAATGGGTTGGTACGGCGTACTTGGCTTTGCAGTATACCGTGATGAGGCTCTATTCCGAATCACATCAGGTTCATCAATCGCTGCTCTCTAGTAGTTAATTGACTGCTGGACAGGGGAAACCCTGTCTGGTGGTGAGTCCACTAAAGGAGGAGTCATGACAGATTACATCTTCGAGACACCAACTGTCGATGAAGGCTTTGAAGGAGTCCAACGACTCTTTACGTTCTACAAATTAGCACGTGGAATTAGTGTCATCAAAGTCAATGGTACATACCGTCAGGTACGTTATCCATACGATGGTGACCTAGAGACATACCAAGAAGTATACCTTGGTGGCAGCAAGTATACCGTAAATGACGCAACAAAAGCAGCACTTATTGCTGGTGGCGTTGGGGTAACGGAAGCAAACTTCACAGCAATATAAGGGACATATGGGACACGAACACGTAAGCAAAGTTCTTCAGTGGGGATACAAGTTAGTAGATGGAGACATGATTCCATACTCAGCATTATATGGGTGTGTGAGTTGTGATGCTACATCAACTGAACCATTCCCTGATGAGAACAATATCTTTATAGACCACACTACATGTGGACCTGATTGCTTTGGCTGTAAAGCCAGAGGACTTCAGATGAATACTGGCGATGCTAACAGTCAGCGAAGTGCTCCACGTAAGCGCTTTGAGAACGAACTATCTGCATACGCTAATGCGAAGGCACAAGGCATTCAGCCTGGTGGTACTTCGATGGAGAAGATTCGTGAGGCAGAACGTGCCTCCGAAGTATTGAATAAGCCATACAATGCTAATTCAATGCCAGATGCAAAGCATGTAAATCAATCAACCGCAGCGGTAATGAAAGAGATAGGACAAGCATAATGATGAAGAACAAAGCATACAAGATGGCTGAAAAGATGGAATCTAAGAAAGAAAAAATGATGGAAATGAAGATGGGCAAGAAGGCCATGAAGAAGACAGCCAAGAAGGTTGCTAAGAAGATTGCGAAGAAGAAGTAATGCCAAAAGTCGGAGCGAAAGAATTCGCATACACAGCAAAGGGAATGGCAATGGCTAAGGCTGAGGCCAAGAAGACTGGCAAGCCAATGAAGAAAGCTGTCAAGAAGAAGGCGAAGAAGAAGTAATGGCAAACCCTGTTAGAGGAGTTATTAAGCGAGCCAAGACGGTAGCCCGTGAAGTTCGTGATATCCCTACAGCGCTAGGTACTAGTGTTGGTGCTTCAATGGATTACCAGCAACGCGGTCCTGCGAATGCTACTGCTGCAAAAGTAAATGCTAATGCTTCCAGCAAAAACTGGGACAAGCAATTAGCAGAAGCTGCAGCAGCAATTCTGAAGGGTACTTCTGGTACACGTTCAGACAAGTTTGACTCAAAAGGTAAATACAAAAGAGGATAATAATGACAGACCCAAGACTAAAGCGAGCAGGAGTATCAGGCTTTAACAAGCCTAAGCGTACACCAAATCACCCAAAGAAGTCACACGTTGTTGTGGCTAAAGAAGGAGACAAGGTCAAAACTATTCGCTTTGGTCAACAGGGTGTCACTGGTGACAGGAAGCCAACAGCACGACAGGCTTCTTTTAAAGCACGTCACGCAAAGAACATTGCCAAGGGCAAGATGTCTGCAGCATACTGGGCGGATAAAGTCAAATGGTAAAGAAGAAGGCTAAGTCTAAAGTTAATGCGGCTGGTAACTATACCAAGCCAGCGATGCGTGCCTCCTTGTTCAAGAAGATTAAGGCAGGCTCTAAGGGTGGAGACCCTGGCGAATGGTCTGCTCGTAAGGCTCAGTTGCTTGCAACTCAGTACAAGAAAGCAGGAGGCGGTTACAAGTAATGGCACTTGCTAAGTCACAGAAGTCCTTAAAGAAATGGACCAAGGAAGAGTGGACAACTTCTGATGGTAAACCATCTAAAGGCAAGAAAAGATATTTACCCAAGAAGGCATGGTCTGCATTGAGTGCTTCTGAAAAGAAAGCAACTAACCAGGCTAAAGCTGCAGGTAATGCAAAGGGTAAGCAGTTTGTAAAACAACCAAAGTCCATAGCAAAGAAGGCTGCGAGGTTTAGATAATGGCAACAGGAGTAGCAGGTAGCACATTTGCTGACGAGTTAAATCGTCTTGCAAACGGTGGAACATACCCCGTACCAAGTGCATACCAGTCTGAACAAGGTGCAGCAAATAACTATGCTGACACTAACGGCTTAGGTATTATAGCAGCACTAAACATTAAGGCTAGCGCAAGCCGTCAGCCTAACAATTACAAGATGCTCAATGCTGTCTGTAATGAACTAGCAGGGACTACTGGACTATCAGCCGTTGTTGCATTAAGGAGCATAGACCTATGACAACACTAGCACAGATGATTGATGAAGTTCTTATTAACCTTTCAGGTTATACTTACCAACAGGACCGTTCAACATATCTACGTACAGCCGTCACTACACTGACATCTCCAAGCACCTCACCTACCATCCTATCTCTTGGGGATACAAGCAACGTAGGCAAGGGCATTGTCGAGGTTGATGAAGAGTTAATGTGGGTTGATTCATTTGACCGCGTTGGCAATACAGCAACTGTTTCACCATACGGACGTGGCTACCTAGGAACAGGCGCTGCTACACACGCAGCTGATGCTAAGGTCACTATCTCACCTATCTTCCCACGCTATGTAATTAAGAAGGCAATCAACGACACTATCCGAGCAATGGGTGCAAGCCTATTGGCTGTCAAGCAGACTACCTTCCCATTTAATGCAGCAGTTAATACATACGAGTTTGAAGACTTAGGTATTGAAAACATCTTGACTATGTCATGGCAGGATACTGGTCCTTCTAAGGAATGGATTCGTATCCGTCGATGGGACTTCGACCCATTTGCAGATGTAACTACTTGGGGTGCAAACTCACAGACTGTAACCATCTATGACTATATAACGCCAGGACGTACAGTAAAGGTGATGTATGCTACACCACCAACTGCTATGGAAAATGGAACAGATGTATTTACTACTACTACAGGCTATCCTGAATCAGCGCGAGACATCGCAATCCTAGGTGCATCATACAGACTATTGGCTTACCTTGACCCTGCACGTGCGGGCCAGATTAGCCCACAGGCGGACGAAACAGATGGCAAGCGCCCATACGGTGCAAGTGCCTCAGCAACAAAGCAACTCTTTGCTCTTTACTCACAGCGTCTTAATGAGGAAATTAGCACACAGCAAAACCAATACCCGCCACGCATTCACTACACCCGATAGGAACCTGAATGACAACTAGACAATATTCATCACGCTCTCAGCAAACAACGCTGACAGGTACAGTAACCTCAGGTGCTACCACTATGGCAGTCATCTCGGGAACAGCATTACTTGGTGGTGTAACGATTCCCGCTGGCAGAACCTTCACTGTTGTTATCGACCCAGATACAGCAATTGAAGAAATTGTAGATGCCACGGCGGTATCGACCAATACCTTTAATATTACTCGAGCCATTGATGGCTCATCAGCACAAGAGCACACAGCAGGAGCAGTAGTTCGCCATATGGCTATTGGCCGTGACTACCGTGAGGCAAACACTCACATCGAGGCTAGCACAGGCGTACACGGGGCTACAGGGGCTGTGGTTGGTACTACAGATACTCAGACCTTGACCAACAAGACACTAACTTCCCCTACGATTACTAACCCTAGCATCTCGGGTGCTGGTGTAGATGCAAGCATCGTCTTTGAAGGAGCAACTGCTGATGCTTATGAAACTACTCTTACAGTAGTTGACCCTACACAGGACAATACAATCACAATGCCTAATACAACTGGCACAGTGGTGATTGCTACAGCAGTCCAGACTCTTACAAACAAAACTTTAACTAGTCCGACTATCTCAGGCTCACCAGTTATTACTGGTCTATCTTCTGCAGGTATGTCTGCCTCATCTGCTACTCCTAAGGATTACGTAGATAGCATTTTAGGCTCAGCAACAGCAGCAGCAACCAGTGCTGCATCTGCAGCCACTAGTGCAGCATCTGCTGCTACATCGGCAGCAAGTTCAGAAACTTCTGCGATTGCTTCTGCATCGTCTGCAACGGCATCAGCAACTAGTGCTACCGCAGCAGCAACATCTGCCACAAGTGCAGCAGCCTCTGCCACAGCAGCGGCAACTAGTGCAACTAGTGCAGCAAACAGTGCAACAACTGCTGCTAACTCAGTAGCAACAATTGCAGGTTATGCAACATCATCTGCAAACTCTGCTACTGCTGCAGCAACTAGCGCAACAAGTGCGGCTGCTTCTGCAACGGCTTCTGCTAATAGTGCAACTGCATCTGCATCAAGCGCAACTGCATCTGCATCAAGCGCAACCGCCTCTGCTACTTCTGCTACAGCATCTGCATCATCGGCAAGTGCTGCTGCAACTTCTGCTTCTAGTGCCGCTACATCAGCAACTGCTGCTGCGACATCAGCCACAAGCGCTGCTGCTAGTGCAGCCTCGGCTGCCGCTGCGGTCGCCGCATCATTTGATGCTAAGGGTGATTTGCTAGTAGGTACAGGCTTAGATGCCTTTAGCCCATTAACAGTTGCAGCGACTAACGGTTACTTGCTGTCAGTAGCAAGTTCAACCGCTACTGGACTACAATGGATTGCTGCACCATCAGGTGGAAGTCAAGTTAAGATTAATGGTGGCTCAGCCACAACTTATGACTTTATTGACTTTACTGGTATGGGTACGGATACTGGTACTGCTGGTACGGTTAAAGTTTCGCCAATTAATGTAACTGATGCGGACCCAGGAAAAAGAATATTTGTTGGAACAGTAACACCAACATCACCTACAACTGGTGATGTATGGATTGATGAGTCAATAGACACAGATGCCGACTTACGAACTATGACAATTATGGGAGCATACTAATATGGCAGTTAAAAGATATAATGGTTCCGATTGGGATACCGTTGCTGGACTAGGAGCGCAGGGTGCCACAGGTGCTACAGGTGCATCAGCGACTACAGTAGTCACAACTAAAGGTGACTTACTAGGTTACAGCACTACTGCAGCCCGTTTAGCCGTAGGCAACGACGGCGAGACACTCGTAGCAGATAGTTCCACTTCAACAGGCTTGCGTTATCAAGCCAATTTTGCAGCGGGTAAAAATGCAATTCAAAATGGTGATTTCTACATCAACCAAAGAAATTTCACGACAAATTCAACCTTTCGCGCATTTGGTTTTGACCGTTGGGCAAATGAGTTTTCAGGCGGTTCTTGCACACAAACCGCACAAACTTTCACACCAGGAACTGCGCCTGTTGCAGGTTATGAATTTGCAAACTTTTTGCGCATTGTAACGGCTGGACAATCGGGAACAGGCGATTATGGAATGCTCACCCAGCGCATTGAGAATGTTCGAACTTATGCGAATCAGACAGTCACAATGTCCTTTTGGGCTAAGGCTGCTTCTGGAACACCAAAAATTTCTTTTGAATTTCAGCAAAATTTTGGTTCTGGTGGTTCGCCGTCTGCTCAGGTAAATACCTACGCGGGACAGGCAACTTTAAGCACATCTTGGGTTCGTTACACAATCACTGCAACCTGTCCCTCAATTTCGGGTTATACAATCGGAACAACTGCAAACACTTCATTTCTTGGAATCAACTTTTGGTTATCTGCTGGTTCTACTTTCAACACTCGTTCAGGAAGTATTGGAATTCAAAACGCAACTTTTGACATTGCTGGCGTACAACTAGAAGCAGGTTCAGTTGCTACCGCTTTCCAAACTGCAACAGGAACAATTCAAGGAGAATTAGCCGCTTGTCAGAGGTATTATCAGCAAATAGGTGGTGACAATGCAAGTCAAGAATTTTGCGTTGGTCAAGCCACATCCACAACAAATGTTGACGGAGTAATCTTTTTACCAGTAATAATGAGAGCTTCGCCAACCGTAACCTTTACCTCAACAGCATCTCAATTTGCGGCAAGAATTGCTTCTGGAGCAGAACAAGCAGGAACAGCAACTTCATCTGTGCGTCCAGTACCAAGCAGTTTTGTATTTAGAGTAACAGTAGCATCAGGGCTGGTGGCAGGAAATGCTTGCACCATTGCTGCAAATGGTAGTACCTCACCTAGAATCTATATAAGCGCGGAGTTGTAATAATGAGTACATATGAATTATTGATAGATGAAAAAGGTTCTCAAATTGTAAAGAGAACAAACGCTGACGACACTATTTCTTGGATACCGACTGACCCCGCCAACTCAGACTATCAACGCTATCTAAATCCAGAAGCGGAACACTTCACACCAATTCTGCCAAACTAACAACAACGAAAGGTAGTAACTAATGGCTACAGTAAGTAAAGTGCTGGCTCGTACAGCAGCAGCAACAACAAGCACAACCCTATACACAACACCTGCTGGGACAACTGCAGTGGTAACTAACATAGTTATCTGCAACCCAACAACATCAGCAGCAACTGCATCAATGACTATCAATGCTATTGACTTTTTAGGTAGCGTATCTATCGCTGCTAATTCATCTGCATTCTTTGACTTGAAGCAAGTAGTTCCTGCAACACAGGTCATTGCTGGCAGTGCATCAACAACAGCAGTTGACTTTCACGTTAGCGGAGTGGAGATAGCGTAATGGGTATTTCAGTATTTCCTGCCGCTGCTGGCGGTGGAATTAAATCGGTACAACGCGGTTCTGCTAGCGGCTCAGGGAATGTAACTATTACCGCTGTTGATATAGCAAAATCATTTGTTACTGTATTTGGTTCTGCTTCATCAGGAACAGTAGCCGCGACTGGTAGTATAAATGCCGCTACTGGAAATATGGTTATGCCAAAACTTTCAGGTACTGGTGGTGGTAACTGGGCTAACCTTATAGACAGTGCAGAGAACTCGAATAAAAGCCAGAGCCTAAATGTTAATGCCACAAATATAACAGGCGGAACAAATAATCTTGTAGCCGCACAAGTCACAGGCTTTCTTGCCAATTCAACAACATTAACAGTAAGCGGAGCTTGCCGATTTGAAGTAGTGGAGTTTAACTAATGAGAACATTTATTCAATTAAGAAATAAAATTGCCTACGCTGTTATTAACACCACAGGCGAACCTGACCATAGTGTAACCCCTGACCATACAACTGCTATTGAGGTCTTCACTGATAACCCCGAACAGTTCCTTCGTAAAGTATATAATGCAGAAACAGGAACGTGGTTTAATGCTCCAATTATTCGTTTTGCAGAATACAACGAAAATGGGGATTTAATTGAAATTAAAAGAACTGTGTTTGCTCACGAAATTCCTGACAATGCTGCAGTTATGCCTAATGAAGCAGATGGTTCTTGGAAGTTTATTAACGGCACTTGGCAAGCACCAATCATTATTGAACCTACGGTTCAACCTGTGGTAGAGTTTTCCCAAATAGTCGAGGAGCAAAATGTTGAAAAAATTTCTTCCGAAGAAACAACAAACTAAATCCATAACTTTTACCAATACTATCGGTGTTGCTAGCGAGTATGCTCCTAAACCTGCTATTCATTTTATACCTGACTGGTACAAAAAAATGGAAGCGTCTTTCCCTAAAGAAAGAACACCTGATTCTGTTCCGTCAATAAAAAAATGTATTCCAATTTTAGATGCTATGACGGCTGGGTACATTATTGTTTCGCCTTGCGATGTTTATGTAAGCCTTAAAGAAGGTGAGCCAAACTACAATTCTGCTATACCAAACTTAATTACTTTTCACTCAAGAAAACAAGCCTATAAACACCCAAAGGCAAATGATTTTCAATTTCCCAAATGGACAAATCCGTGGGCAATTAAAACGCCGAAAGGTTATTCGTGTTTATTTGTTCCACCTATGCACAACCAAAGCGATAAATTTGCAATCTTAGAAGGTATTGTAGATACCGATACTTACACTGCTGGGGTTAATTTTCCATTTGTTCTTAAAACACCAACAGAGGAGTTTATGATTCCTGCTGGAACTCCTATCGCTCAAGTCATTCCATTTAAGCGCGATAAATGGGAGTCTAATTTTTTAAGTAACAAAGAACCCGCTAATGCGGTAATTGCATACCTAAACAGCCAGTTTTTTGACCGTTACAAGCGTATGTTTTGGAGTCGCAAAAGTTATTCATAGTTGAATCAAAACCAGAAGTAACAGAATAACGCTTATCCCTGAGCAAGGATTCAAACTGCTCAACTAATTTTGCCTACTTGACAAGGTATGCCATAATAGTATATAGGCAACCTTGCCATATAATAAGGGGACACAATGATAGGACCAAAAGAAACAGTAGCAATTGGCTGGTGTGATAACGGCATGGTAGATGGCAAGTTTACTGAGGGACTTATGTCTGCAGTAATTACTGGTGGGGCTAACAAGATGCCCATCACTACATCTATGAGAGTGCAAGGCAATCAGATTGGTAGACAGCGTCAAGTCCTATGGGACTATTGGGCTGACCATATCAAAACTGACTGGCTACTATGGGTAGATTCAGACATTGTCCTGACAGCAGAAGTAATGCAGAAGTTATGGGCGACTGCTGACAAGCATCATCGCCCTGTAGTAAGTGGCGTGTACTTCATCTCTAAGGAGAATGAAGGCACACTTATGAAGCCATACCCAGTACTCTTTAATGATATATCTGAGTTCCAGGTTCAGTATGTGCATCCACTGCCACAGAACGAAGTAATCAAGTGTGACTCAGCAGGGTTCGGATTAGTGCTTATGCACAAGTCAATCATTCCAACTATGCGTGAGAAGTATCCTAACCAGTCTATGTTTATGGAGACTGCAGGTGGTAGTGATGACCAGTTTATCGGAGAAGATATCATCTTCTTCCGTAAGATGAAGGCTGCTGGTATTCCATTACATGCACACACGGGTGCTCTAGTAAAGCATATGAAGCGCTTTGCGCTTGACTATGATTACTATGGCATGTATTGGACAATGGATAGTATTAAAAAGAAAATAGAAGAACAACCAAACTAAGGAGTCTACGTGGCTGGTCGTGATATTACCGAAGGTCGTGCAACGCGGGCGATTGCTGTTGATGTTGGTGTAGTTTCTACATCTGCTATCTGGCAGAACACTGATGTAGCATATGATGTTGCAGTAGGTGGCATGCCGTTTATCTATGCAATTAGTGATGCACGTCCTTACATCCGACAGACTGCACCGTTCCGTAAGGAACAGTTTGACAATCAGACTGAGCCAGGTGAGCAATCACTTACTGGTTGGTGGATTCGCAGTCAGATGTCTTTCCACGGTGGAGACGGTATTACTTTCTTTGACCCAGCACAGACATCAGCACGCTCACTCGACCACTATCGCTTTTCTGATAGCAAGGGTGTAAATGTTTGGGACCAGGGTAAAGTAACTCTTCTTAAGAATGTAACCCCTGGCCATGTTACTACTGGTCCTATTGCAAGCAATGGTGTAGTCCAGCAGCATCTACGTTCTATCAAGTGGAGCACCTTTACTGGCGCATTACTGCATGATGAGTTCGATGTTGACAAGATTAAAGTAACAGACCCATCTAACCCAGTTCACTTTATT